TTTCAGCCTCAAACGTTTTCCCTCCTACTCTTGCCAGCCGATACCGGTTCAGCACATCGTAGATCTGCTTTGGCGCGTCGTTGAAAGTGTAGCTTTCTCCGGATCCGGTGCGCGCCGCCTCTCCCTCGGTTCCCATCCGGTTCAGGGCGATGACTGCCAGATCCCGGACTGCCTTATCCAGGCCGGAAACGAGGTGGGTACGGTTCGTATAGGATAAAACGAAAGCCTCCGCATCCTCTAAGAGGATCTGCAGAAGCCCTTCGTCTTTCTCACCGGTCATTTTCTTCAGCTTTTCCAGTTCGGTCATTTCAGACCACATCCTTCAGGACTTCCTGCAGCTCCGCCTTTGTCAGCGCAGATGCACCAGAAATCCCCTTTTCTTTTGCAAGATTTTTTAATTCCTCGGCAGTCATCTCTGAAAGATCTTTTTTGTTGGAAACCTCTGGGCTTTGCATCTTAACAGCTTCTACTCTTGTAAATCCATCGTTCAGGAGCCGTTCTGCCTTGATCCCATCCGCTTCCCTCTCAACGTTTCCTTTTTTTAATCTCATTCCTTTGCCTCCCGAATATTTAAATAGATGGAATCCAGCTTGTTATCCAAAATCCATAAATCATGGAACCGACGGTAATCCATCTGCCATGCATCCATTTTCTGGTTTGTGTTCGGATCAAAAATTCGCATCTTATCCTGTTTGGTAATAGCGAGTGGTGTTGTTGCCGGGGAAATAAAGAAATTCAGGTCTTTTGCTGTAGTTCCCTTCTCATATCCGCCTTTTTCCTGTCCCGCTGCTTTACCATCGTTCACCTTGATTGCCGTATACATACGGTTGGATGGAGTTGGAATAATCGGTACTTTGTCCACAAACGGTACCATGGTATCAATTCCATTCTTCGAAAATGTTCCCATAGTAATTTTTCCCGCAAGTTCGAGTTCCAGCTCCAGAATAAAGTCAGACGTTGCCTGGCATACTAAGGCCCCGTTGTAGCCGTCTCTTACTGCTCTGATTCCTTCTTTCAACTTACGCAGTGCAGAAGTTCCAGTCGTTCCCGGCACATAGGCATATTCAATCATTCCAGCTTTATTCGCCGTGATCGTATCTGTTGCAAGCTTCGAAATACGGTATGCGTCGATTTCCGGTACAACCTGTGTTCTCTGAAACTCTCCCATTACAGCGGCCGCGGTTGTAACAAAATTATTTTCATTAATGTCCATCGAGTCCAACTGGAACTGACGACCACGATCCTGGGTCATCTTTTTGGTTTCATACTCTAAAGTAACAGACCCACGCTGATATCCATTGTCACGATCATAATCTCCCATTCCCTGCACGGTCATTTTCGGAATTTTTACTTCTGCTCCACCATTGTAAATGACCTGCCCTGCATTGGCATCCATCCAGCCGGTAGTTGCTTCCTGAACCGCTACTTTGTCCAATGTATTCTGGAACAGTGTTGCTGTTGCTAATGTATTAAGTGCCATATTTTTCACTCTCCTTTAAATTTTTCCCATCATCAGGTTATACACCTGCTGTTCCTGGGTTTTCTGTGGATCAGTTTCCGGTGCTTTTTTCGGCGGCTTCCCGCCTTTCAGCTTCTCCTCCACGGCAGTTTCTAATGCTTTCTGAAATACAGCTTTTACTTTCTCCATGGATTTTTTACAGGAATCTGCATCCGTGTAATTGAGCACCTCTGCCAGCTCCTGCGGCAACCCATCACTGGCAAGTGTATTCTTTGCCTCTGCCATCAGTTCTTTTCTGGTAATTGCCGCTTCTCTGTCGGAAAGCTCTTTTTCTTTCTTCTGCCGCTGATACTGCTCTTTCTCTTCTTTCGTCATTTTGGCAAGACGTTCTGCCTCAGACAGCTTGTCATCGGTCAGTGCCTGCCACTTTTCCTGTGCCTTGGTCACTGCCGTATCGATCGCTTTCTGCACGCGGCGGTCAAATTCTGCCTGATTTCCTTCTCCTTTCAGAAAATCGTCAAACGACGGAAGTTCTGCTTCTCCCTGATCTGCTACTCCGGCTCCGCCGCCATTGCCTCCATCGGCCCCAGCACCGTCTCCTGCTCCGCCTTCTGCGAAGATCTGCAGATTCATCGGGATTCTGCAATAAAAATGTTTCTTTCTCATGGTTTTCGTGTCCTTTCCGCCCAGCCTATTCACTCTCGTGCCCGGGCCATTCGCTGTTGGATTTTCCCTGCTTCTTTAACGCCTGGCAGGAAAAAGGCATAAAAATAACACGCATTTCTGCGTGCATTGTTCGTTTGGAATTGCGCCGGCGCAATTAATCTTCGTGAGTAACTTTTACGCCCCACTCTGGAAGAAAATTGATTTCATAATGGTATTTATCTACATCAGCCCCGGAAATGTCTTCAACAACGTACATTGTATAATCATTGAGATAGACCAGATCCTTCTGGTATTTTCCTTCCGCCGTCTCGATAATGACCTCAAGTTCATTCTCTGAGTTATTCTGCAAAGAAAAGGTTCCTGTCAGCTCCAGCAGGATCGTATCGGTTCTGGCATTTAACACTGTGAGTTTGCGGGTTACATTGAAATTGTCAGCTTCTTTCGAAATATTGTTGCTTACCTGATCCACCTCGGTGCAGCCAGTAAGAAATGCACATAACAGAACAAACGCCGCCAACAAGGCCATTACATTTTTCTTCATTTTTTTCTTCATCTTTTTTCTCCTATTCATAAATAATTTCCAGTCCGTAGGCTACCGCAGCGTCATGTTCGATTCTGCATCCACGAGCATTCTCCCAGCCTTTACAGAAATAAGCGGTATGACACAAGCTCATGTTCTCAAGGGATTTTGCCAGAAAACACAGCGGAATCTGAACAACTCCGCGTTTTTCCATATTCTCATGGCTGTACCATTCGTCTGTGAAAAGCGTATTTACAACTTCAAATCCCTTTTCTTTCAAAGCTTTCATGGCTCTTTCTCTGGTTTCGATAATTTCTTCGTCTGTTTTGCCCCCCCATAGGCTGACTCAGCATAGCTTTTTTCATTCTCAAATCCTCCTTTTTAAATTAGGTACAAAAATACCACCGGCCTCTTGACTGGTGGTATTATTCCTTTAACATCTCTGGTGTCCATTTAATGTTTTTTATGCGCTCTTTTTCTTTTTCAATGTCCTTATCGATTTCTTTAATCGTTCGTCCGCTATCGACAATCGGACCGTCATAATACTTGTCACCTGGTTTCATACCATATACCATAATCCTTTCCTAAACTTTTAATTGCTGCAAGATGTGCTTCTCTGTCATTAGGATACACTTTTTTGCCGGAATCATCAATCATTTTTTTGAACTTTTCGATTGTATCATCAATAATTCTCGCAGAAGCAAACTGGTCTGCACATCCATATGTATAAACACTGCCATTTGAGCATGCAACTATTCCGAAATGATAGCCTCGTTTAAATGCAGTTTCAAAATCACTTCCTGTCGGAGGTGTACCGTCTGGATGTGTATGCAGTCCTATTAGGTCTCCCTGATTATTTATCACGGCACTTCTAATACTCTCATTTGGTTTTACACCAAATGCTTCATCACTGGTGACGTTTTTCCCAAGAACAGTTCCTTTGCTTGCCGAAAGAATGTATAAATCTTCTCGGTTTGTACCATCTCGATGAATTAACCCTGCCTTTGCATACTTATATATGCCCTCATCTACAATAGAATTGCCTGTTATACCAGAAAACTTTCTTTTGTATTTATTTGATTCAATAGTATTTCTATCAATTTTGTACTCATCCTGTTTTGATATACGTTTATTGGAAATTCCTTTTTCATAAGTTCCATTTTTACTTGAAACATATTCTCGGTACCACTGCTGATAAGTCATATCCCCAGGCACTGTATATGTCTTTCCAGTAACCGGATCTCTTGCCCTTCGCCGCAGATTTCTCAGAATCTCATCTGAAAAATAAGAAATCGTCGTGCAGCGGCACCAGGGATGCATCGGAGGCATATTCACGCCGGACTTGGCATCTTTAACCGGAAATATTTTTCCATCCAGCGGCGCACAGTCTTCCTGACAGGTCCGCAGATCCAGCGTGGCAAGGTAAACGTAGTTTTCTATGCCGCACTCCTCATATGACTGCAGATCTATCTGCCCAGTAATATAACTGCTTTCTGTCCGGATCAGGCGGCGGGCCTGGCTGCTACCCTGCGCAAATTTCTGCATGATGATCTCGGCCGTTTCCCGCTCTGTGCGACCGGTTACCAAGCTGACCAGCAGCTCTTCTTTCAACGTCTGCGCCAGCGCGCCGGTATTATTCCAGATTCGCGTGGAATAGTTCTTTCCTGACCATCTGCTTTTCAACAGACGGTCAATCATTTTCTGATCAACCTTGGCGAAAGAAAATCCATATCCAGAGCGCTGCTGAATGTCGAATATTGACTTGTAGTAGGCTTCCTCTGCCAGCGCCGCATAATGTGATATGGAAAGGGCCAGCTCCTGCTGATATACATTCCGCATAATCTGGTCGAGCTGACTCTGGATCTGCTCCAGACGCTCGATTCTCGCCCGATACGCCGGAGCCTCAAGTTTCTGTATGATCTGCTTCTTTTCGGTGTCTTTGGTGCTATTCTGGAGTTTCTGCAGTAATTCCTGTATTGAAGCATGGTCCGTCATCTGATTCAACAGGTCATAGGCTTCTCTTTCCGAAAGGTTATGTTTAGTCATGTATTTTTCGAAAATGCCATCGATCTCCTGATTCAGGTACGCCGCCGCTTTCTGATAGAACTTTGCCGCTTCATCTGCTGTCTCTTCTGCGCTTTGCATATATTCCCACATTCTCTGCGCCGCGCGGTTCTTCCAATACTGCTCATTCTTTTTCGTCATGGCTTACATCATCCTCTGCGGATGCTTCCCCTGGCTGATCAGGCTTGGTATTTGGATCGTTCCCGAACATTTTCTGTTGATTTTCAAGATTTTCCTGCGTTTCTTTTTCCAATGCATTTAATTCTTCATCCACATCTTCTACAAACGGAATCTGCGACAACAGCGTTCTCCTGCTGACTTTGCCCCACAAATTGGCCACAATCTGTGAAATTTCCAGCAGGTTCTTCGGCAGAGATCTTGTGAATACCATTGTAATCCCCTTTGGATCCACGTTCTTCTGATACAGAGACAGATAACCGCAAAACAGCCGGAGACGTTTTCGAAGTCCTTTTTTATAATATCGGGTCTTAATTTTTGTAATGTTCTCCATGCCCAATACTTTAAACTCCATTGCCACGCCGGAAACATTACCACCAAAGCTTTCATCCGTCATGCAAGGAATATGACTGAATTTATGAATATCCTGTTCGATTGCCTTTTTCAGCACTTCTACGCCAGTCTCATCGAATGTTCTGGTCAGATATTCTGCTTTGGCCCCATCCGGAACTTCCAGCACCTTTCTCTTTTTCAGATGCTTCATCGCCGCCTCTGCGCCTTCTTTTTTCTCACCATTCTCATCTACTTCATCATCTGCAAGCAATGTTCCATAGATGGCAAGAATCGCATCAATAAACTGCTCCTTATCCGTGATACGATCGCTCATCAACGCATTGTAAGCATCAATGAGTGGAATCTGCAGTTCAAAATCACCAATACCAAGTTTATTATTCAAATACTCGATAATCGGAATCTCGCACATATAATGTTCCTGCGGCTCTTCTACGGTGATCTGCGGAGCGCTGCTGTCCTCGATATCCAGCTCGTACCGGTATCTTGACGTCAGTATGGTTGCCCTGAAATGATCTGCCGAAGTTCCGGAATCATCTTTTCTGACATAATAATAGACAGCAAAGAGTTCTCGTTCCTCGATGCTGTCGTCCTTTACCATAAATGTATTTTCTGCAGAAAGGTTTTTCGTTACCAGATCATTTTCATTCTCTTTTACATACACGTATTCATACGCAAGCCCATAAATGGAAAGCTCCAACCCATTGTCTCCGTCGGTTTCATCTGCTCCGGCAGTCTCCAGGGCATCGGTCAGGGCTTTGATATCGCCTTCTGCCTTATATGTTACTGGGTTTCCAATGAAATAACTGCTGGCCGTATCAGAAATATCTTTTGCATGATTGCACACCAGTTTGTTTTCACGATCCGCATCTGACAGAATTTCATGCTGTCCTTTGTAGTAGGCCATATTCTTCTGCATTCGCCCGACAATGCTGATATGCTTGGATATCAACTGGCGGATCATCTGCTTATCCGGTGCCCGCTCATCAAATTTTTCTCTTGGAACTGTAAATGTATACATTATTTTCACCTGCTTATCTCTCGAAGTCTTGCCACTTTACTGCTCAAAACAGTACTTACAAAATAGCGTACTGCATCGCATCCGTGATCATGCTGCTTTACCGGTTTGTCCTCTCCATGCTCAGCTGCTTTCTCGTCCCATATGTAAGAAGCAAATTCTTTGATTGTTTCCGTACAGGAGCTGGAAAATATCAGCATTTCCAGATTCAGCAGCATACCAACCAGCCGGATTCCGTCCAGCACATCATTATTTGCCTTAATTACTTTGTATCCGCGTTTTCGCAGTTCAGCAATAAAAGAAGCGGCCGACGGATCCACAATCATTGCTTTGATTCTGGTTCCATCCAGCCACTTTTTCAAATCATCTGCATATTCTGCATCCGTCTTCTGTTTACCCTTGTCTCTTCCGGAATAATAATACTCGCGGATGCAGTACCATTTTCCATCGATTCCTTTATTCCACAGCAGGAACACGGTCGCATTCTGCGTACCATAGTCGCAGGACACATAACGGTTTCCATTTACCAGTATCTGGAAAAACTCTTTGATATTCTTTACATGTTTTTCCGGATCAAACATATCATAAATGACACCCTCAGCTGCTGCCCATAAGCCTAAAATATACCGCTTGAAGAAAACGCCAATATACATACTGCGGTATCTGGCTTTGATCTCCTCACTCAGAGACAGGTTGTCATCCATCGTAAAATGCAGATAGAGGATTTCTTTTAGCCCCGGATCTTTTCCCTCTTCCGCGGCTTTCTTTCTGATCTGCTCCACCCGCTCTTTTCCGAGGTATCCCGTGGATTTGTCAATCCAATTCACTTTAAACCAATGATATGGCCCGTCCGGATTGCAGTTAAACCAGAACTTAGAACCTTCCACGGAACATCGGCCGGTCGCCTGGTTCACGAAGCTCTCCGGCATCAGCGCAACCTCATCAAAGAATACGCCCGCCAGCGTGATACCCTGAATCAGATCCTGTGAACGCTCATCCTTGCCGCCAAATATGTAAAAATAGTTTTCGGTATCGCCTTTCCTGATGATAATGAGGTTATCAGCTCTTCGATCAATTACAGAATAACCTCTTGACTTGAGCATCAGTTTCAGCCAGAACAGTACGTTTCTCCGGAAAGAACCGATGGTCTTTCCACACATAGCAAAGTTTTGACCGTTGAATGTGCTCATTGCCCACATTGCGAACGAAAGCGACATACTGACGGTCTTTCCGGATCGGATCGCGCCGTCAGCTATAATTCCATCTTTATCATGAACCGGTGAATCTTTGCACCACCAGGTAAGAACTTGCTTCTGTTTTCTGGAAAACGGTGAAAAATGGAATGTCTGGCCTTTCTGCCGGCTTTTGATGTTTTGTTTGAGTTTCTGCAGCTTTTCTTTCAATGATGAGATTTTCTCATACACTCTCATCACCCCAGACTTCCTGTGCCACGGCATTCATCGCAGAAAGGAATCCATCGTCGCCGGTTTCTTCCTGCTGAACGTCCTGTTTGCTCATTTCGAATTCAAGCTGCATTGCCGCCAGCTCCAGCCGCGCATCATCATAGCCAAATTTATGCAAGGCCTCGATGGCTCGCTGACGCCGTGCCTGCACACGGGTCAGGGCATCTTCTATGGACTGGATCTGTCCCAAAATCCCCTCGTATTCTTTTAAAACAGTTGGTTTTCCTTTTTCAATTCCAGATCGATATCCGGTAACACTCATTCCCGCTGGAACTTGTTCTTCTGGCTCAGCATTTTCATCAGCCGTCGGCTGCTCCATGTTCTTCAGCATTTCAATTCTTTTCAACATCCGCCGTTCCCGCACAGTCAATAGCTGAATTTCCTGCAGGAGCAACTGCTCCTTGTCCGGCGTCACCATTTCAGTCAACCGTTTTTCTTCTGGATCCAGACAATCAAAAAAGAGAGCTTCAAACTCTCCTGTCTTAACTGCATTCTTATTTCCCGGCGGACCGGTCGCATTTTGATTTCCCGGTTGACCGCCTCTTTTTTTCTTATCCGAACGTTCGCTTTTTTTATCCGAACGCTCGTTATCCCATCTGTGAGTAGATTTCCAACGGCGAACAGTTCCTTCCGGCAGATTCAGTTGACTTGCAATCTCAACCAATTTCATGCCTTTTAGGTACATGCCCTTTGCCTGCTCTATTCTTTTATCTGGCGCCCGGGCCATGTTCCATCACCTCGATTCGTCGTTTTTGTATAAAGCAAAAGCACCCCGAAGGGTGCTTTTGTTTCAATACATTCACGTTTCCATACACAGAGAATTATTTATTTGGGTAGTTTACTTTAAATAAAATAGTGCTTACACACTCGGCATCTTTTCTGACATCTATAGCCTTTTCCCGTAACTCTTCGTACGATTCATTTTCATCTAAAATCCCATTTACCTTATAGGCTTCTATTGTATATTCTCCTTCGCCAATAAATGGTACATCTTCAAATGCCAATTCTGAAAATGTGTTATCGCAGTTGTTAAAGTTATTTTCAGATTTTTTTTCTGGTCTTCTGTAAAATTCTGTCGCGCCTAAGTAAAGTCCCATTCTTGGACGTTCCACATTCTGTTTCGTATTTTCTTTTGCTTGTACTAAAAAATAATGTAAAATAAATCTATCTTCCTCATTGTCGCCATAGAGCCCATTGACAAATGTAATTACCGAAAACGTAGCTTCATGTTTATTATTAGTCGTAATCTCATTAAATATTTTTTTAATTGTTTTTGTTTTTTTGTCATATTCCTGACATAAAATCAAATTTATATTCAATTTATTTGTTGTCATCTTTCAATTCTCCCCAGTCATCTTTTCTAACCTCTGTTGCCATTACTTTTTCATGTGTTTCACCTTTATAATCCGATACTTCCTTATGTATTTCATCAAACCCCTTTTGTATCAATATTCCTAATGTGTTTATTTTTTCCTGTATATCTTCTTTCACATTTTCCATGATATCCATTGATTGTTTTTGGGATTCAATGGCCTGATCCACATTATAAAAGCTCAGAAACAATGAAATTATTCCAATGATAAGTGCCACTAACCCTAACACAATACTTACCCATGAATTTATTTCCTCTATCCCTACAACCTGTTTGAAGTAAATGCTTCCAAGAAAAAGACCTATTACGCTTGTAGCCAACACATATATTACAAATTTTCCCCAAAAGACTCGAAAAAACTCTATTTTGTTTTTAATCGTCTCATTTTTGTCCTTTGCCAAATTCCAGATTATTACGCCTTCTGCAATGCATATAATTATTAACACAAAGCAAAAAATTATCATTATCATTCCCCCTGTACTATTTGTCTCCAATGTTATCACAAATATATACATATAGCAACTAAAACGCCCCGTATTTCTACAGGACGTTTCATAAGAAGTATATGGGGGATGATTCTCCAGTCAATGGAGAGTTGGAACGGCAGGATTCGAACCTGCGCCTCGTGCCGGCGTCTCTGCGCTCTCCTTGAGCTACGTTCCAATAGGTGCAGGGTACCAATCTGCACCGTGCATCATTCGGACTTTTTCCACGGGCTGATGCCGCCCAATCAGCGGCCAGGCTGTGACACCTGGCCGCCGATCAAAATACATCTAAGGAGTTTTTGCAAGAAAGTGTAGGAAATGTTGATCCCTTATCCATTCTCTGGCTCTTACACTATACCACACATGCAGTGTGTCATTCTATGTCATCTTGAAGTTCGTCAACGCCATCCCATGAATTCTATGTATCTGTTTCCAACTATATCCCATTCTTTCCGCGATCTGCTCCCACCGTAGCCAATGAATATATCTCAATCTCAAGACTGTTTTTTCGGTCTCATTCTGCATCTGTTCAATTTCCCACGTAATCTTTCGCCGGATTCTGATCCTCTTCTCCATCTGATCTTTCAGCTCCGTCAGCAGCTCATCAAGCTGCGCGGCATACTCTGAAAGATCCATGCAACTGCTCCCATGCGGCATCCCGTCTTGGATCAGCGCCGGAAACATTTTATTCATTCGCAGATCATCAATCTCTTCTCGAATTTCTCGTTCCGCAATTTCTGCCGTATGGTATCTTCTCAGGTATTCTTTTTTCTTCTCGTTCTCCTCTTTGTGCTGATCCATTGGTATCACCTCCCCATGTATGTTCTCTTCCGGTTGTTCTGTCTCTCATTCTGATCTCAACCAACTCCAGATGCGACACGTTCAAGACCTCCCGCACAACCTTGACCACACTCCAGATCTGTCTCGGCAGGCGGCTTGCGCTTCGAATCGCCCTGTCTGCGGTCGGATCACGATAGCCTTCACTGTTCATATTCAATCCTCCTATTTTACGCAAATCTCAGTTGCTCTTGGCTGTCATCGATGTTAAGGTTTGGCACCCGCACTCCTACTTTTAGATACGGACAGTTTGCTTCTACCAGTTTCTGCGCCATAATCGGCAGCTACCAGCTCCCGGCAGTCAAATATATAACCCAATGCTTTCATCGACCGGATAAATTTCTGATAATCTTCTCCCTTTCTTTCTGGAATCGGATATCCCTTTTCATCCAGCGGCCCCCACTGCTGTATTTCTTCCACATTCTCCATTAGGATCACATCCGGCAGAATCTCCTTGGCGTGCTTATACACCGCCCATGGAAGGATACGCAGACCGCGCTCCCTCGGTTTTCCGCCCTTGGCTTTTGAATGGCTCGTGCAGTCCGGACTCGCCCACATCAATGCCACACGCTGATCTTTGACGTATTTCCGCAGGTTGACCTTGAAAATATCCTCGGTCAGATGCAGCGTGTTCGGGTGATTCGTCTTATGGATCAAAATGGCGTCTGGATCGTGATT